CAGCTAACAACATACCTGATAGGATTGACCCACCTATCATCTCATAGGTTTGCCTCACTTAAACTGCCCCCTCGCGTGATCGCTCCGCAGGGGGTATTTTTTTGCCTAGAATTGTGTTACCTTCTCAGCAAGAGCCAACCTCTCTCCCTCTCTGTTGGTATCGTGTAGCTCCATACACTGGCTCTCCTCACTGGCCCTCTGAGCGCGGTCACGTTCAGGGGGTCTTTCATTTCTCACACAAATGCACTAATATACACAACATATAGACGCACCCACTATGGACGGTACTATGAGTACGAAACAAGAACATTCAAACAGAGTGCTTACAGGCGGTTCTCGCAAGGGAAAGCCAAACAAAGTAAACAGATTACTTAAAGATGCCATACTTGATGCGGCCCATCGTGCAGGTCAGCATATCGTAGATGAAAGATACGCAAATAGGAAAGACGTAGACCCTCGCTTTATAGAAGCAGCAAAGAAAGAGGGCATGACTGAATACCTACAGTTCCAAGCAGAACAAAACCCCACAGCCTTTATGTCCCTGATGGGCAAGGTACTACCTATGCAGGTCAAAGCAGAGGTGGAAGGTGAAGTGCAGCATGTGGTTAGGCTCAAATGGCGCGAGTAGTAGAAGTAGATCAAGAAATAGACTACAAACCACGCGATCAGATCAGAGCATTCCATAACAGAAAAGAACGCTTTGCGATCATCGTAGCACACAGACGCTTTGGCAAAACCGTAGCAGCCATTAACGATCTTATCCGTTCTTGCTTTGAAATAGACCGCCCAAATGTACGGGTAGCATATATTGCTCCATACCTTTCCCAAGCTAAAGCAGTTGCATGGGATTATGCGTTGGAGTTCACCAGAGATATTCCAGAGATAAAAGTAAACCACAGTGAATTGCGCATAGACTTCCTGAATGGTGCGCGGTTCCGATTGTTTGGTGCAGATAACTACAACGCAATGCGTGGTCTGTACTTTGACGCAGTGGTGCTAGATGAGATGGCAGATTTCCCTGCGTCAGCTTGGTCAAACGTAATCAGGCCTGCGTTGGCCGATAGACGTGGGTCGGCCACATTCATATCCACTCCGAAAGGCAAGAATGAGTTTTGGGAACTATGGCATGAAGCACAAGACGATCCTAACTGGTTCACCGCAATGCTCAAAGCATCAGAAACGTCAATCTTGGATCAAGAGGAGCTTGATGAGGCAAGACGTACAATGGGCGATGACCGCTACGAGCAAGAATTTGAGTGCAGCTTTGAAGCGGCAATCCAAGGGGCTTTCTATGCAAAAGAAATGAAGCAGACCACAGAGGATGGTCGCATTACCCGTGTTCCATATGACCGTGCTGCATCTGTCATTACCGCATGGGACTTGGGTATAGGCGACAGTACAGCGATATGGTTTGCTCAGTTCGTGGGCCAAGAAATCAGGATTATAGACTATTACGAAAACAGCGGAGTAGGATTAGATCACTATGCAAAAGTTCTCTTGGACAAAGAATACCACTACGAGCAACACATTCTGCCGCATGATGTCCAAGTCAAGGAACTGGGAACAGGGAAAAGCAGGCTTGAAACGCTTGACGCGCTGGGCATACGGAACATTCAGATTGCGCCGAAACTAGCGGTAGAGGATGGCATACAGTCTGCGCGTACTATGATCCCTAAGTGCTGGTTTGATGCTGATAACTGCACCAGAGGCATAGAAGCGCTACGACAATATCGCAGAGACTTTGACGAAAAGCTGAAGACTTGGCGGGGTAGACCGCTGCACGATTGGACATCACACGGTGCAGATGCGTTTAGGTATCTTGCGGTAGGTTATCGCAGGGAAAGCGATTGGGGTGAGCCAATCAGAAGGAATTTGCGCGGCATAGCCTAGTGTGGTAAGGTGCAGCTAACACAGGAGTTGCTCATGCCCGATGATAAAGACAAAAAGAAAAAGTCTGGTGGATTACTGAACGATCTAGCAATGGGTCTTGGTCTAAAAGATCGTGATGAAAGCTATTACCAAAGGACTGCGCAGACTATCCAGAACAATCAAGGCGGCAATTCTGAAACGAATTACTACAACAAAATGTTAGATCGTGGACTGCCACAAAGGGGCGGTCTTTTCTCATTTCTAGGCGGTGGTAACAATCAAGGAAGCAACAACCAAGGCGGTGGCCTTGGAAACAAATTTGCCAACGTGTTTGGTTACCGCGATATGACAGATATGGGTGATGGCGGTGGTCGCTATGCCTCTGGTGGTTACCATCAGGGTGGCGGCGCTTACAGTGGTTTAGCTAATCTTGGCGCAGTTCTTTCAGGTGGTGAACAAGACGCCTTTTCTTTTGCGCCAGAGGTGGATCAATTAATTAATAAGACCTATGGTGAATATGACGGGCTAAAAGCAGCGGATTACTTTAAGGCTAAAGAACCTAAGATGTACCAAATGCTAGGTCAGAACATCATCAAGCAAAACTTTCGTGGTGGTTTCTTCTAATGCCGAAAAAGAAAGTACCTGCATCAGTAAAATACGCAAACGGCACAACTTACAAGGATAGTAAGGGGAAGACCCATAAGCGTACATCTGCTAAAGGTACAAAGCGCGGTGATGCGTACTGCGCACGAAGTTCTGGGCAAAAACAGACCGCAAAAGTAAAGGTACGGCGTAAGGCTTGGGGATGTAAGGGAAAGAAATCGGTGAGGGCATAATGGACACGCTAGAACTACGCAGACGCTATGTGCAGCTAACAGATGACGCAGAGAACGCTTATGCGCTGCGAGAGGATGGCCCAGAGGGTTACAAGTACAGCGATGCTACAATCCAAAGAGCGATTGATGAAATAGAAAACTCACGTTTATCGGCGCGTCCAATCTATGGTGATACTATGTCAGATTATGGCCCCCGCGCTGGGGTTGGCATGGGTCGTATGCGTTACATGAACAGCCCATCAGCCGCATATGAAAACGCGCAAGAAGATTTGCTAGATGCAGATATGGCGTACAGCAGAGGTGATTATGGCCAGATGATGCAATCACTGGGCGGTGCTGCAATGCAGGGCGTAACAATGAACCCAGTACGCAGAACAAGCGCACTGATGAGTTTGGTTGATTATTTGAGGAACCGTGGCAAATGAACCTCATAGATTTTCTAAACATGGGCGGTCAAGAGCGCCGTAAGATGTTGGATAATTATGTTGACGATCTAAACCTAGAGCGTTTTCTACCGCCCAACTTGCGTCCAGCAGGTCAGTTTGTCAACGAAATGAACCCCGTCAATGCAATGGGCAGCGCAATGCAAGATGCCTCAGTTGTCTTTGATCCAGAGCAAACAGCAGAAGCGCGTAAACGTGCGGCTGTAGATATGGGTTTAGAGATGGCAATGACGCTTGCGCCTGCTGCACTGGTGCGCATGGGTTATTTGGCTGCGCCTGCTGGTTTGGCTGAAACCTTTGGTATGTCCATTGATAACGCGGCAGAGAATGCGCGTGGTTTGATTTCAGATGCTACTTACGCTGCACGTTCTGTTGCAGAAGGTGATCCGCGTGGCGTGATAGAGGCGTTTGAACGTGGCGGTACACCGCAGTCGGTAGGTGCAGCACGGGTTGATAGCGACATTGAAGACTTTGAATTAGATGTGGGCGATGTAGCATTTGAGGATCAACCATACTTGCCGACACTTGAACCGAAGCCACCAGTAGGTTTCTTCAGCCCGTCAGTACGCGCGGCAGAAAATCTAAAGCAAAATAAAGGCACTTATGAGCAGATGCGCGGCATGTTGCTGAAAGGTGGCGCAAAGAAAGATGAGCTAGAATGGTCTGGTGCTGATGCTGCATTTGCAGGTAAGAAAGTCACAAAGCAAGACTTGATAACTTATTTGAAAGAGAATGATCCGCGTCCTGTAATTACGAAGCGCAAGTCTCGCGGAGGGATGACAGGTGAAGTCGCAAAACCAGAAGATGTAGATTTTGAAACATTTTTTGATGAAGCAATACGGGCAGACGGGCCATTTGTTTCTCAGCTTACAGATGAGCGTCATTTACAATTAGCAGATGATATTCAGTATGATTTAATAGATAGCGGCGATGTGAAGCGTTTTGATGATTTAACAGATGACGAAATTATGGATATCGCAGAAAGTCAGGGTAATGACGTTGACGAATGGGATGCTGATGATTTTGACGCATTTTACCAAGATTTAGACCCGCTATATGTAAAACGTGGGGACGGTGGTTGGACGGGTGTGCAAAATGAATGGGAAGCTGTTGAAGAACATTTTGGTCGTGAAGAAATAGAGCGTGAAGCATTAGATAACTTTTATGAATATGTATACGATCAATTTAGTTATGATCCCGAAAGTACAATGGATCAGTATGGTTATGATTTTTCTGGAGAAAGTTCTTTTGACGCAGGCGAAACAAGATTTGCTGGCTACTTTCCATCAGGTGGAGACAGCTATCAAGAAAATTTATTTCAGTTCCGCGATCCAACGGGAGAGTTAGCGCCAAAAAATGCCCCTTATGCAAGTCACTTTGGTGCTGATGATGAAACTACGATGTTCACAACGCGCACGGCAGATTTTCGCAAAGCAGATGATAATGCGGTGGTAGATTATACAGGTGAAATACAGTCAGATTACGCACAAAATAAACCAAACACGCCAAGAGATAAAATTCTAGAATTAAAACAATTTGAGGGTAGATATAGCAATCTATTTGAAGATCGTGACAGAATACAGGCGATGCAGTCGCATCTTGGCGCAAATAGAGCGAGAGCGTTCCGCGATATAACAGACGATCCGATGCTATTTGATCGCTTAAAATTAATGACTGCATTAGACACCCATAATACTAACGCAAAATATATGAGGGCGGGTCAAAACCCAGAGACACTGGCTAAATTAGATGCTGACATGGTGTATGTCATTGATAGAGATGTTGACAATCTTTCACCAGATGAAGTGTCCATGCTCTTAAAGAATGATGACATAAGTTTTGGAGCAATGACAGATTTCTTAGCTAGAAACCAAGAGGTCACACGATCTGATCCACGTTTCTTTAATGTCAATGAAATAACTAAAAGTTTAGCAGATTTTGAAAAAAGATATGAAGATAATCTCGCAGCAATTCAGCAAGTAGATAGAGAAACAGAAACTAACTACGGCATAAATAGAGCAATGGGTGGTAGACCCGCTGGTGTAAACCTGACTGGTGGCCCATATATGTCAAATTCAGCGGCTTGGCCTAAGTATGCAATTAAGCAATCTATCTTGGATGCAATAGATAGAGGCGCTGACTATGTGGCGTTTCCAAAAGATGAAGGCGCAATTGGTGCAGTAGGTGGAAACGCTTATCCACCACAAGGTGCAATAGATAGATACCAGAAAAATACAGTTAATTACATCAAAGACGTAATGAAGCCATTTGAGGGACACTATGAGTTAGAAAACGTACCCCTTAGTCAGCGAGACTTAGATAACGAATATATCGGTGATCGTGATTTTGATAGTTATGGTATAAGATTAACGCCAAATCTAAGGGGCCGAATAAATGAAAAAGGCTTTTCTACATTCGCAGCACTTGGCGCACTACCACTAATGGGTGTATTAGATTATCTGCAAGAGCAGAAAGAAAAACGCAATGAGCGCCTCGGCGGTCTGATGGGTTACGGAGGCTTATAATGGCTATAACAACATACTCAGAGCTAAAAACAGCAATAGCAAACTGGCTAAATCGGGATGATCTAGCAGCGGTGATACCTGATTTCATTGCGCTTGCGGAAGCTGACATGGATCGTAAGGTGCGTCATTGGCGCATGGAGAAACGCTCTACGGCAGTGATTAACTCGCGGTATACCGAGTTGCCAGAGGGTTTTATGGAAGCTGTGCGCTTTCACTTGGATGTTGATGAGCGTCCAATTGAGCTACTTACACCTCTTGCACTACAGCAGCGCAGGCAAGGAAACGCTGATGCTGGTGGTAGGCCGCGTTTTTATTCTATTATATCAAGCCAGATAGAGGTTTGGCCTACGGCTGACGCTGAATACACGGGTGAGCTATACTACTATTCACGGACAGCTCCATTGCAGTCAGACACAGACATAAATTGGATTTTGCGGTACTTCCCAGATGCATATCTATACGGCGGGTTGGTTCATAGCGCACCTTACCTTGTGGACGATCAGCGTGTAGGAACATGGGCGGCATTGTATCAGAGTGCAATTGATGGTATAAATGCGAACAACGAGAAAGCTAAATTTGGCGGTTCTGGTCTTAGGCTGCAAGTAAACACCTACTAGGAGAAAACAATGGCATCCATCTCAGATTACGTTTTAGATGCGGCACTTTCAAAGCTGGACTTGGAAGCTAACCGTCTAGACATCACCTCTCAGGAAGTGACAACGTATAACGAAGCAATCAGCACTTTCACGCTGGGAAACACAACATCGGTGTCGTTTGCTGCGCCAGTAAATGGTGATGTTTCTGGTCGCAAAACAACGTGCGCAGCGGTTACAGACGGTAGTGTTACAGGCAACGGTACGGCAACGCATTATGCGGTCACAGACACCACGAACAGCCGATTGCTTTGCACAGGATCATTATCCACAAGCCAAAGTGTTGTATCTGGCAACACGTTCACAATTTCAGCATTTGATGTAGAAATTCCTGATCCAGCATAAGGTGTAGCATGGTCAAGTTAGCCAATCGCGTAAAAGTTGCCACAGGCACACTAGGTAGCGGCACAATCACGCTAGGTGCGGCAGAAGATGGTTTTCAGTCTTTTGCGGATGGTGGCATCGCTGACGGTGACTTTGTGCGTTACACGATAGAAGATGGAACCGCTTGGGAAATTGGCAGTGGTCAATATTCCTCAACAGGCCCAACACTCACACGCGATTACATTGAAAGCAGCGCAGGTGCATTGCTTTCACTAAGTGGTGAAGCGGTTGTGTTTATTTCAGCGGGTACTGAAGAAGTGTATGGATACGTTACAACAACAGTGCAATCAGATCGCACGTTGGACAGTGGTATTGAATACGATGTTGGCAGTGGTTTCACGGTAAATAATGGCGTTACGCTAACAATACCAACAGACGCGCAGCTAACGATCAATGCCTACACAGAGAAAAGGCCGTTTTAGGAGAACAACATGGCTCTAAGGATTAATTCAACAAACGGTTCAGTAACCATCAGCGCGGTAGACGGAACAGGCAACCAAGACATCACTATTCCACGTTCTAACCTAGTTGGAGAAGATCATGGCGGTGAGTTGATTGCTGATAGCTACAATGAGCGTTTTAACCTTGTTACCTCTAGTTCCAATGCGATTACAATTGATTGTGAGACAGGCAATCATTTTGCGCATGTATTAACGGAAAACACTACATCAACATTCGCTAATCCACCCGCGAGTGGAGTTGCTTACACAATGTCCATTGAAATCATACAGGATGCAGGTGCAAGTACGTTTACATGGGGTTGGCCTGCCAGTGTAAATTGGAACGCGGCAACAGCACCATCCTTGTCAACGGCGGCAAATGCCAAGGATATTTTTGTACTAATTACACGCGATGGCGGCACAACGTGGTATGGTTTTGTAGCTGGTCAAGGAATGGGCTAAATGGGTAAGAAGCTAACTTCTGCAACTTTAAAAGCTACAGATGGGCCAGATACCGTCATTACTGGCGAACAAGAGAAAATTATCTATAATACAGCCACATTAGGTGCGGGTTACGCTGTTAATTGGGGTTCTGCGAACCGTGGAGAACAATATGAAGTAAGTTCAAAATATATTGTTTACGGTCATCATAATGTTACTAGTTCACGAAGTGCGGAAGGACTTGCTCTTGATACGTTTAGTGGAAGCGGTGTTGTCAAAATTTATGACGGGCGCAATGGTTTTGTAACTGATGCTAATCCCCCAGATTTAATA